CGACCCCTGATATTTGCTTATCGTTAGTTCCTAATATGGAATCATACGTACCTAATATAGTTTGGGTAACCTGATCGGTCCCCATAAAAGTCATATTAACAATGTCGGGAGTAGGGGTTCGTTGAACTTCTCTTGGGGGCGGTAATGGTTGCTCTGGATTATCTTTATAAAATGCGTTATAAACCAACGTAGATGCTTGCTGTACGTTTTTATAAGCGTCCGCATAATCCTCTGGTATAGACTCAACTGCTACCATAAATTTATGTTGCACCATGTTTTCAATTTCGGCAGCAACGGTCTGTCCTGAGAAGTTTTTAAGTTGTTGCACACCTTTAGCATGATAAACAAAAGGCCTGGTCATCTGCATTGATGCATCATCTTCGTTTTCTCTAATTACCACACTATTGCCATCAATAAATACTAACGGGAAGAACTTATAGGATGTTTCTTCGTGAGACAGTACTTTATCTTCACAAACCATATAGCGATCAATTGTTTCGATAATGGTTTCTCTTTCATCTATAAGAATGGGGGCTTGTTCAATAAACCCTTGATTACCCCATAGTTTAAGGAATTCCTCATAATGTTTTTTAACAATAGTATGGCCGTTAGAAAGTTTTACGATCTTCTCTTTCTTCTTTTTCTTGCAGTAGTAATCGGCAACCAGTATGATTTCTTGATCTTGATTTAAATAGCTCCAATTAAAATCGCCTACATGGCTCGATCTTTCAAACTTCATATTGTCGGCCGAGCCTTTACCGAATTCTTCTTCAAAATCTTCTTTTGATTTAGGGATTAACTGAAAGCAGTAATTACCATCGCCCTTATGTGATTCTCTGGCTAACGGATCGAAGCCAGTTAAAGTTGGATCGAATACTCGCTCTACTTTAATATTTTGCTCAAAAGATAGCTCGTTAATGTAGCCTGTATAAACGTGGACAACACTATAACCACCAGCTAATAAGTCTGAATAAATGTTATACTCTAGTGCATCGTTGGAGGCGTCAAAGAAAATCTCTCTTAAATGCGCCTCTATTATTTCTAATGTTTGTAAAAATTCTGGGGTTAGCTCTTCAATTCGCACACCGTCGGCAGCTCTTGCCACTATTGATGGTTCTTGTTTCGCGAACTCGCCTCTTAGCCTTGAAATCATCGCTTCTAAGATGTTAAATTCTATTGCAGGTTTTTGTAGCACATCTAATTTAGTGATGTCATCGGACGATAACGAAGTCTGGAAGACAAACTTCATAAAGTCATTAAAGCGATTAACATTCTTTATAAAATATTCGTGCGCGTGCTCAATATTTTTCTTGATTTCGTTTAACTTATCCGTGTGCTTTTTAGCTACCATTTGAAATCCTTTTCTGGTGGTTGAACTACTTAGATAGATACATTCCTTATATCTAAGTTTTTAGTATAGTAAAATCTAAGGAAATAACTATAAATGGGGATAAGAATGGCACACATAGATACATTACAAGTATACAAAGAATATTTATCTGGGGGCTACACAGAAAGCCAAGCAATTACGGCTGTAAAGGCCTTGAATGCCTCATTTGACGGCGCAGCCACTAAAGAAGATTTAAATAGCCTAGAAAAAAGAATAGATTCAAAGTTTGATGCTAAGTTCGGTATGCTAGAAAAAGCCTGCATAGCAATAATTGTGCTGCTTCTGAAGGTAGCTTTTTGGTGATTCATATTTTTTCCCTATGGTTGCCTCTAGTGGCTTCAATCCGTTGATCTATCCAGTTGTCTACCTCGCTCTCAAGCCAGCCAACCGATCTGGCTGAAAGTTTTATAGGTTTAGGGAAAACACCTTTAGAGACTTTTAAATAAGATACCGAACCCTATTGTTCTTTATAATAGGGTTCATAAAGCCATAACGCATTGAAAATTAAGGAAATTAAGGTAGACTCTATTGTTTTTTGGGAGATCCTTTTTTTGCCCATTCTGGCCTAATAAAGCTAGCCATGCGCTTTGCTGTAGTTGGGTCAAATTCTTTATTACTTAACCAATCAATTACATCTTGATTCCTTGGATGCTGTTTTTCTTAGTACAGGCTCAGCTTAGATAATGTTTTATATTCTTTCATTGTACAAAAATGGATAACCAATTTCGTACAATTAAACGATGCTTTTCGTACAATAATTAAGGTTTTCGTACAATTCTTTATCGTTTTCGTATTATGGATAACAATTTTCGTTAAAGTTGTGCTATTTTCGTACAATTATTTAATTAATTTCGTACTATAAATTGTTATTTTTAAAAAATTTATTTGCACTAGAAAACTTCCTGTTCAGATTTTCTACTGACAAATTTTCTTTTTCAGGAAATTTATTTGCAATATCATCAATTAGTTTATTTTGAGTTTTATAAGGGGTAATACTATTATGTTCATCATGTCCTTTTGATATTAGCACACGTAATAAGCTGCCTATATGGTAATCATATATTTCTTTCTCCTCCACGTAGGAGCCCAGCTTTTTGAACACATCAACATTTGACTCTAATGAGTTATAAATAGCCTAGAAAAAAGAATAGATTCAAAGTTTGATTAAAGTTATGATTACAGTATAATTTATTTGATGTTCTTTATTAGCCGTTAGTAGTTCTGCAAAAACACTAACGGTAGCTTTTTGGCCTTAATTATTTTCTAGACCTCCTAATGGCTGTCAGTTTAGTATTAAAATCTTGCGCCAATGATTTAAGTATTGGTGCGCTTGGGTTTGGCTGTTCCCTAAATGCCGTAACAGGATAAGCAAAAGTTAAACAAAGCGCGTCCGCTTCGTCTGACGACCTGATTCCCCTCTTTTTCATATCTTCCTTTTTCTCCATAACCAATCTAGAGTTGGAATCAAAACTATAGCGTATACCGCATAAATCTGCATGTAAGCTGTCTACATCTGGTATTTGTACTGGGATATCCTCTAGCCAATTGGCGCACTTACCCCACATCTCAGCACGCTTATTTGAATACTTCTGGTCGTCTAAGCTTTTTGAACCAGCGTTAACCGCAACGACAGCCTCCTTGTGGCCTAATTCATTAAGCCTGTCGACAACACCAGCTCCCAATCCGCCGACATCAACAAACACCTTTAAAGGCCGATGCTGTTCAATCAATGAATGAACAATGCCAGTTACCTCCATTGTGTCTTTCTTGGTATAGCTTTGTAATCCAAATGCCACACGGCCTTGCCTAAAGATTATTGAAGTGCGATCATCACCAAATCGGGCAGGGTCAACCCCCATAATTAAAGGGCCGTATTTCTCTGCCGTTTCTTTTCTCGCTCGCATTACTATTGATGAATCGATAAATGAATTCTCGCCTTTAAGTTGGAAAGCCTCATTTGGATTGCATGGATATTCCTGGCAAAAGCTTTTCTCCCCGTCTTGACCGTTAACTGATAAATCAGTAATTTTAAATCGCCGCCAGGCTATCTGCTCTAAGGTTAACCGATAAGCTTCAATTAAGCGTAACTCTATATGATTAGGTTTAAAGTCCGGCGACGTTTGTCTTTTATATTCGTCTTGCCAGAACCATGGAACAAAGATAGCTATAAAATCAGACATGCCGCCCTCTGCTTTTTGCCACATCTGATGAAAGTAATTACCAACCCCGTTAGCGGTTGATTCCAATATGATCTCTGTTCCTGTTGCGTCTGGCACGGCTTGCAGTATACCTTTAGTATGCTCGTGAGCATTTGCCCAAAAGGCAATCTCAGAGCCATGGAATAATTGAATAGTACTGGAGCGCCCAACCGCTTTATTTTCGGCTGTTCCTAGTTTATATCCGCTATCTAACCGCCCAAAGATAAGCTCTTTAGAGTTGTTGGTGCTAATATCAGGCTGAACTAAGTTTGGGGTATTCTGATAAAACCGCTGCGCCATCTTAAATAGATTATTGGTAGCATCTAATGCATGAGTTAAGATAAAGCATTGTGTCCCCTTATTATGCGTTGTTTTATGGTAGTATCTGCCGCCAACATACGTACTGCATCCTTGTTGTCTTCCTTTCAAGATCAGTGCTCTAACTCTACCTGTTTGTCTTCTTTGATCTTCTAATCGCTCATGTATATACTGCTGCGCTTTATTTAAGACAAACGGCGCAATCTCACCTTGCTTAGTGCGGATTTTAAGACAACGCGAAGCATAATGTATAAAGTTGTCTTTTAAAAGTTGGCGTGTCTTAATCTCGTCATCAGTCATCGTATGACTTATTGTTTTTTTCGTCCATCATTTTATCATTCCATTTATACGAAGCTTTTTTCCGTAAACTCTTTATAGCGTTATCTCTAATTTGAGACGGCCTCGACCAGCTCACTCCAAACGTAGTGGCTATTTCTCTAAAAGTTAAGCCGTCTCGATAAAAAAAGTTTATTACCTGCTGCTGCTTAGTTGGTAATTGTTTAATATAATCTGGCAATTCTGTTACGGTTATAAGTACACGCCCTTCAAAGTTACCGTTAATTAGCTCTAATAATCGCTCAAAGCTATGCGAGCGCACACTATAGTTCATCTTTTATCCCTTGTTATTGGTGCTTGCTTTTGATGGGATTCGTGTTTTTTACGTATTAATTGTAATCTTTTAATATTCTCTTCTAAAGTAAAACAGCTCGCCAAACTAAAGGCCAATCGTTTTGCTTGCTCTATCTTTTTTGCTAATTTATTAAAACACTCCGCTGTATACCCACATCCTGTAAGTGGGCTTATATTTTCTAGCGTTTCCTCTATCTCATAGAGGTTTTGTACTATTTCACTTACCAAATCACTTGCATTTAATTCACTCATTCTCTTAACACTCCTTCTAACTTTTGTTTAAATTCTGCCAAAGTAATTGGCGTTACATCAATGGTGCTTGGTGTCATAAACTCGTAGAACATTACAGCTAATGCATAAAAGTCTCCTGGAGTTAGCGCATCAAATTCTTTGTTGTTTATAATAGGCGGCCAATTCGGTCCTTGCAGATCTGGTAATGGCCTCATTTCAAAAGCTCCAGCGCATCCTCATGTTTAATATTAACTGTTGATTCGCTATGAACTCTGTCGCCATAAATTTTTGGTATTAGTTTTGATGTTAACCATTTACGAGTGTCAACTCGTAGTCTTGCGTGTTGTATTTCTTCACTAGTAATTTTTGGTTCATCACAAATATCTATAATTTGTTCTGCGAATAGATCGGCCTGAATAAGTTTAGCCTGTGCGTAGCGTGCAGCAAATTCTGGGTAATTAAAGCGCCATTCCATAAGGGTTTGGCAACAAGGAAAGTCTGGATTTGAATCACACATTCTGCGCATACCATCTGTGCAAGTGGATACCTTGTGGCAAATTTTATTTGCTAATGCTTCCGTATAATTTGTTGGTCTGCCAGGAGTGTGTTTACTTTTTACGCTTAGCTTGATTGTGGGTAGTTTTGCTATCTGTTTTTTTAACTTCTCGCGATTCTTCTCTTTTTGCGTCATTGGTGACATCCTTGTCTATTGTTGGTTTAACTTCCCCATCATTTAAAGTAATGCTATCGCCACTCCATGGCTCGTCTGGGGTTTTTTCTAAGCCTGTGCCTTTACAGATGCCGCATTCACCCATTATCATCCCTAGTTTCATAATCTTTTTATTGCCGTTACAGGCTGTACATCTGCGCTTCATAATATGAACCTCCTTGTTATATTATAGTTTATTAATCATTTACAAAGCATGCCAATTATTCCGCCTAAACCAGCTATTAAAAATGCCATAATCCAACGGTGGTTAATGCTCATCTCGCTTCTAAGTAAACCAATTTCTGTTTTTAAGTCTTGTCTTGCTAAATCAAATTTAGAGTCAGTTCTAGTTTCCAGATTGGCAATATCTTGTCTTGCTAAATCAAATTTAAAGTCAGTTCTAGTTTCCAGATTGGCAATATCTTTTCTAACTAAATCAAATTTAGAGTCAGTTCTAGTTTCCAGATGTTGTAAATATTCTTTAGTTGCCAAATGACTAATAGCATTATCAAATGCCATTGCTTGATTAAATGCTTGTTCGTCTGGTATTCCTGCTTTAACTAATTCATGGTAATAAACTAATGCGTTTGATGTTGCCATATTCAATCCCCCTTTTTTATATTATCCTAAAGTACTTTAAAACGATGGCCACAATAATAGGTAATATAAATCCTACTAATAATGTGCTTCCTAAGGAATACACGAAGAAAATTTTTAAGTCTTTTTCTAGCAT